CGACTGGGAATGCCCTGTTCTCTGGACTATCGTGGGTGGCAACACTAACACTGCCCCAAATGGCAAGACTATTCACATCAACTAAGGAGCTAAGTATGAGCAAGGTAATCGTGAATCTAGGGTATCGGTCTATCGTAGTAGATGCAGACAAGGCAATCGCTATTGCCGACATATTACAACACGCAGAGATGTATCAATCCAAGTATCACAGTGCGGAGAACGGCATTCCTTCGTTCAACACACATCACATCTATCCGGTAGAGCCTGACAACAGCTTCACTATGCAGATGCTGACTAACGAGAGCTACAACCTGTACAAGCTGGCAGGTAAGCCAGACAATAACTAAGTAGTACCAACCGAAAGGAGCTAATCATGGGTATATCAGCAAGCGCAGTGCTGGTTGAGTTGAACGTGTCCAACTGGGGCGCAAGTAAGCTTGACCGTAACGTGACAGATGCAGTCAACGCCAATCACAATGCAACACGTGACGCATCGAAGGTGTACAAGAACCTAGTCGCAGGGTCTACCCTGTGTGCTGACATTGCTAAGTATGCAGCACGTATCAGGCTGTACCACAACGAGATGACGTTGCCGTGGGCTAACAAGGGCGCACGACTCTTGCCCGTCAAGCTGATGCTGGAGTACAAGCAGCACGTCAACAACATGCGTGTCACTTACGATGGCATGTGCAACAACTTCTACACGCAGTACAACTCAATCGTAGCCCATGCACAGACTAACTTGCAGGGCATGTTCAAGGCTGATGACTATCCGACACTGGATGAGGTCAAAGAGAAGTTCGGATTCAGCATCGTGTTCTCGCCATTACCTGAGACGGGTGACTTCCGACTGGACGTAGCCAATGATGACCTGAAGGAATTGCAAGAGAGCTACGAGGCAGACTTCAACAACCGACTGGCTGACGCGGTACGCACCCCGTGGGACAAGCTGCACAAAGAACTCTTATCCCTGTCTACGAAGCTGCACGATGAGGAAGGGGCCGAGACTAAGAAGCGGTATCACGACAGTCTGATCGACAACCCACAGGAACTGTGTCGCTTGCTGACGCACTTGAATGTGACTAACGACCCCAAGCTTGAAGAAGCTAGGCGCGACCTTGAGCGTGCCTTGATAGGTGTAGACATCGAAGACATCAAAGAGTACGAGCACGTACGCAGCGATGTGAAGTCTAAGGTGGATGCAATCATTGAGAAGTTTGACTGGTAAGGAGAACGATATGGGATATCGAAGCGATGTGGCTGCTGTGTTCTATGTAAGTAAGGTGGAGCACTTCCCTATGCTTAAGCTGTGGCTACAAGAGAACTTCCCTGTGGATACGTTCCAAGATTACATACGCTGGTTCGACAGGGGTATGGTGTTTGAGGATGATGGTGTTAAATGGTACGAGGACTACGATGACGTCAAAGCTTTTATCGAAGCGGTGGAGGACTACAAGGAACTAATCGAGGACTTTGACAACTCACCAGTCGAAGGTCAACCTATGTTCTGCTACGAGTTCATACGTGTAGGTGAGAACTACGATGATGTTGAGACTGACTATTGCGGCGACCACGTGGTGTTCATGCTGGACTTAAACCGCGCCATAAACATAGATACACAGGAGGGGTAATGACAACAGTAACGACAACTAAAAGCATAGCCGAGCAGGTTAAGGCTATCAATGCGAAGTACAAGCACATGCAGACGTGGGTGCTGAAGTTAATGACACACCCTGATGCTACGCCAGCAGACGTAGAGGTTGCACGTACGCTGCTACTCGAAACCGCAGCGGCACTAATCAAAGCGCAGGATAGATTCACAAAGGCTGGCTACACAGTGGATAGACTCGAAGGTATAACCAAGAAATATAGACTCTAGGAGGCGTTATGTACGGACAATACAGGAACAGCGGTATCCGCAGACTGTTTAGCTACGACGAGGCTTTGCAGTGGTGCAGGGCTACGCTGCCTATAAGGGGCAAGGGGCGTAACGCAGGGCTGCGCCCACTGGGGCATCGCAACAAGATGCAGTTCCAGATACGTATGCAGGGTGATGCGGTTGAGTGCGTCTGCTACGACACACCCGTGGTGACATTCCATCCTGATGGGGTTATCGCTATTAAAGATGGCGGCTACGTGTCTCAGACCACAGCACACTTTATTCGTGACGTGCTTAGCATCGGTGCAAGCATTGCGGATAGGGATGTAGTGCTAAGAATCAACGGTGACTATCATCGCCTAAAGTCTGGGGTAAAACTAAAAATAGAACGCGGTAAGTATGAAGTGTTGGAGGTTGCGCCGCATGAGGTGTACCACATCGACCGCAAACTTATGAAGGAGCTACGCAAGCCGGTTGAGGCGTTTCGGACTTATCTGTGCGGCATGATAAAGCTGCGGCAGGGCGTGTTCGATAGAGAAGAACTTGTGACAGAAACCCCCAATGTGGGTAATTGGTCATTGGAGCTTCAACCTTGGCGGCAAGACATAGACCAAGTTGTTCCCCGTATGCGCCACTTTATTGACACGGTATCGCAGGAGGATAAAAATGGGAACTGGTATAAAGCTTCTTTGCAGATGGTCTGGTCTGGCTACACGCACCGAAGCAAGCTTTGGACTGACCCAAAACAGGAACTTAAACACCTTGATGACTTACTCATAGCTACGCATCCAGAAGTACTCTTAGTGAGCCAGTGTGAGCCCGGCGTATTTAAGAAGAACGCTTACGCACGGTTCAAAAAATATAAGGAGCTACAAGCATGACTTACAAATATCCTAACGTGGACTTGAGTTATCCCGGCCTCCACGTCGATGGCTTGGAGGTAACAGTACAGCCGTTTTTGGCGCAGCTTGTGGATGCCATAGCTGTTAAGTATCCGACATGGTTATTGATTGGCACTAGAGGTACTGAGTTTGATAACAAAGTCTTGGTGCGCAGTTTTAAAATAATGAACAACAATAACCCACGCGAGGAAATTGGAGTTATTGGCGTGGGGCATCGGTACGGCAAGTCAGGGCAGAAAGAGCTAGTGTTTGAGATTAGCTGTCAACGCCTATTGATGGCGCGGGATCGTGGCTCGCAGCTACGCACCAAGGAGTTAAAAATTGCAATGAAAGCGGTAAAGCAGCACTTCACACCCCTACCAGTAGCAGCATTGCTAGATGAGGTACGTAACAAAGCGAGTGACTTTGTGCGCTCCACCATCCATCGGTATGGCAACAATCTTTCACATACGCGCAATAAAGCATATTCAGTTATGCAACACTACATTAAGAGTAACGTACAAGCTTTTATGGCTACGTTAGCAGCACCAGAGCAAGAGCTTATGAATACTTTATTAGAGCAAGAGACCGCGCTTGACTACATCAACGCACTAGAAACAGAAATTAAAACAGACAAAGTGTTGACAGTGTTAACCGAAGATGATAAATATGTAGTACGATATGATGGACGTATCTCTGTATGGGATAGTGAGGAGCTTCCGTACACGGTGAGACAACGCATCGGTATGTTGAAACTGACTGACCCCAATATTGTAGTGGAGGGGGTAGGTATAAAAGTAAAGCAAGGCTTTATAGTAGCGTCGCCGCCCGAAGGATTTGAATTCGGTTTAAAGGAGGATAGTGATGCAGTGCCCGAAATGTAAGACTAATCGTACTTACGTAACCACAACAGTGAACTACACCGCAACCCAGATATTGCGGTACAGAAAATGCCACGGATGTGCGCACAGATTTTCTACTATGGAGGTGCTCACTGACACGCTACCAAAACCAGTAGGGGCAAATGCCTTAGATTCTCACGCGTTTCCTAAGTTGAAACCCTCGCTTACAAGGCAAGACCGCGCACTGATAGAAAAGATAAAGGCTGACATACAAAGAAAGGAGTGACCATGCTACGAAACGGACAGTTTATAAAAGAAGAACCGCCGAAGATCGGTGCACATTACACGCCCAAAGCAGGGCTCTTACCAACACCAGAGGAGAGGCTGGTGCAGGACGTGCTGCTAGGGTACAAGAACCAGCCACAATCATTTTTGTCACGCGTATTCGGCGTGATGCTACGAGTGTAAAACCAACCAAGGAGAATAACTATGCAAGCTGCACGACTACTTACCCCTATGCAAGTAATGATACTGATGGAAGCGACTGAAGTGAAGCCACTGCAAGCCAAAAACAAAGCGATTGACGAAGCCATCGAGCGCATCAAACAGCAAAGCCCTGAGAAGTTCTTTCACTACGGCAAGGACAAGAACAAGGACAAGCCTGACCCCGCCATGAGTAACCGTGTATTCTACGATGAGCCGTATTCTTTGGCTATTGCTAAGGGTGATTATGCAGAACACAAAGTGCCGTTTTCCGGCAGCAAGCAATCTGAAATCTTTAAAGCACGGAGCAAGTTATGAGATACGAGGTTTACGACGAGGAAGGCAAGCTCTTCCGCAAGTTTTGGTACAGAGAAGAAGCTGAGCGTTTTGTGCAAGGTGGCTGGAAGCTAGTCACTAAGACTAAGCACAGAGATGCAAAGCCGACACCCGAGACACATGGGGAAGCTTTGGTATGAAGCCGCCTGAGATCATAGCCGTGGCGTTCTACGTAGCGATAGCTATGTTCAGTTTGTACTACGGCACAAGGGTAATCATGGACGAGCCGCAGATCATGTGTGGTGTGGCTGAGATCAGTCCTGACTTTAGCGCAGCGGACAGAGCAAGATGCAGACAGATGAGGGGGCATAAATTATGACATGGGATGAATACAACAAACTCTTTCACAAGACACAGGCTAATTTGGTAGCGTTTCAACCGCTGATGCAGTGTGACCATGAAGTTATAAAAATGATTGAAGCAGCAGTGGAAGCAGAGCGCGAGGCGTGTGCGAAGGTGTGTGATGTGTTTGCTGTATCTGCTTTTGATGATGAAGCAGGAATTGCGTTGAACATTCAAAAATCTATACGCGCAAGGGGGCAGGGATGACTGATGACATAGGAGATCGGTTCGCGCACCGGCTGGCGATCATGCTGGAGTGCGCCCTGCTTAACCCTACGGACACATGGAATGATGCTCATGCGCTGCTGGACGAGTACCACAAGGCATTACGTGAGCGTGATGATGCAATGGGTACTCCTTACGTTTCTGGCTTTGGAAAGGATTGATATGAGTGGAGATCACAACATGAACCAATTTACATACGGCAAAGCCATCATTGGCGGAGAACACAATATTACCCAAAAGCAAGACATTGAGCACTACAAAAGCCAGATCGAGCGCCAATGTGTTGAGATGCAGTGCACGCTAGACTTGCTGAAAGCCACAGTTGAAACGCTACGGATGCGCCTCAAGCCAGTAATAGCAGATGCACCGATGCGTACAGCAGATCATGACTTGCCGCCAGTGGCTTCACCGCTTGGCTTGTCCATCAATCAATACCGACAGCAAACAACAGCCGTCATTGATGACCTTGCCCACATTATCGAAAGCCTTGAGATATGAACAACCAAAACGTAATCGCACTACCAGCATCAATAAACTTCACACCAGAACAGGCGTTGCAGTCTGCTTTGAACGAATCGCTTACGGATGTGTTGGTTATTGGGTACGACAATGAGGGTGAGTTGGTTATACGCTCATCAAAAATGAGTCGCATGGATGCCTTGTGGATGACAGAGAAGGCGAAAGAGTGGGCGTTGCGAGGTGGGTTATGAAACCTGTAGCGTGGATAAAGATACGCGAGTTATCGTACATGAAAGCCGTAGCACAACACGGCAAAGACGACTGGCAAACTAATCTTGGTTTGAAACCTGAACCAGATGACGAGGGCTTATATACAGAGACGCAGGTGCAACGGATGATTGAGTTGCTTGAACGCTGCGAGAACGAGATGCGCTACGCCGGATGGACTAAGTACGAGTCTGACAACAGCGCAAGGAACGGCGTGTACGAACAGGTGAAGGAGTTTTTGGAATGAGAGAAAAACGGATGACTGTCACAAATAAAAGGCTGGCTGAAATACTGACCACGGCGATGGAGAAGCCTGAGATAGCAAACGCCCTGATACAGCGCGTGATAAACACACTGAATAAACAGGAGCAGCGCGAATGGCAAGGGCTGACGGAGAATGAAATCAAACACCTTTGGTACGAAGCGTGTCAGACAAATCTTGAATTAACTTCACAACTTATTGTGCATTTGGCTAGAAACATCGAAGCCAAGTTGAAGGAGAGGAACACGTGAGCAACTTTATTGCTGGCGTTCTTTGTTGTCTGTTTGCGCCACTTGCATGGTTATGCCGTGTGTGTAAACACCCTTTTAGGTCAGAGTGGGACGAGCGAAGCGAGGGTTTATATGACCATTGTGTTGTGTGCGGGACGCTGATAAAGCAGGAGAAGAACAGTGCCTGACATAAAACTATACGACTACCAGCGAGAGCCGCATAACCCGCGAGTTCAGTGGACAGTTAGTTACGCGATGCCGGAACGCAAGGCAACCACGCTACATTGCAAAGCGCCGTGGGTTGATGACAACATACTCTGCTGCTACTTTGATGACAACGAGAAACTTATTGGCGCTAGGTTTGTGTACAAGAACGGGGCGTATGTGGACTTGATAAAGGTGGAGGACAAATGATCGACGCAAGAAAACTACAGTGCTACACGATGGCGCACCGGCTGCGGGGATACGCCGAAGGACTGGACGAAGATAGGCATGAAGCGTTAGTTTCTATGCTGATGAAGGCAGCAATGTTATTAGAAGAAACGTGGGACGATTACCAATCCACATTACCACCAGACCAACGAGTAGGGAGTTAAACATGAAAGCATTTCCAAACGTATCAAACCAACAGGGCATGGACTTGCGTGATTACTTTGCAGCGAAAGCGATGACCGGGGGTATGTGGATAGCAGACACACAAGGCAATACTTACGAGCGTGATGCACGAGAGTGCTACAAGATAGCAGACGCAATGATGAAAGCAAGGGAGGAGAGATGAAAACTATAGAACAACTAGCAGACTATCTGGACGACAACGCACGCAACGAATTAGATAACGCAGCGGCAACGGCGCTACGTAAGCACAGCAAACTATTTAAGGTTGCACATGAGATGGTATCCGCAAAGACTCATGAGCACAGCAAGGCAGCGTATGTAGAAATGGTAGACTTAATTAAGGGGAAGGCGCATGACTGAAGTAGTAAGGCGTAAGCGTGCGAAGCCAGCAATGAAGATGCTAAGCGTGCGTATGCCGGAGTACGTTATCAAGTATTTCTTCGATAACTACCCAAATGGCAGTAAGGAAATAAGAAGTTTGTTGGAAGAGTATGTCAATCACAAATTAGGAGCTAACCATGAAAAGAAGGACTAAAGCAGCAAAGCTGACCAAGTACATGCAAGAGAACCCAAACGCACCCGTAGCGGAGCTTATGGAAAAGTTTAAGGCATCAAAGCAATCCATCTACAACACGCGTTACAGAATTCGTAAGCAGCACAGACAAGATAATAAAATAACGATAACGGCTACGCAAGTAGCAATAGCTAACAAGCTGGGTCTGACCGCAGAGCAGTACGCTAGGCAGTTAGCTGCATTGAGCAAACCTAAGATTCGTTTGGCTGCAATGGCTTCGTCAAACACATCTGTTCATGATGTAGTCAATCACCCTGCGCACTATACAGATGGTGGCATCGAGACAATAGACTTCATCGAAGCGAAGCGGCTCGGCTATCACCTTGGCAATGTTGTGAAATATATTTGCCGCGCTGGTAAGAAAGGCACTAACATGGGGTTGCAAGATTTGCAGAAAGCACGGTGGTATCTTGACCGCGCTATCGAGAAGAACGAGATCAACCCACCTACGAGGTAACCATGCCAGCCACACCAGAGAGCAAAGTTAAGGCCGCAGTCGTCAAGCTGATTAAGCAATACGGAGCATACTATTTCTTTCCAGCTACGCACGGCTACGGTCGCTCTGGTGTGCCTGACATTATCTGCTGCGTCAAAGGCAAGTTCTTAGCCATAGAGTGCAAAGCCCAAGGCAAGCTACCCACTGCACTACAAGACAGAGAGATCAACGCTATACGTACGGCGCAAGGCATAGCTGCTGTGGCTAGGGAGTCAAACCTTGACATGATCGAGCAGATATTGAAGGAGCTAACAGATGACAAAAAAAGTAACAATACATAGGAACGTACCATGTGAAGCAGTGCAACTGCTAGTACAACGCATGGAGTCGCACCCAGAAGAGTTTGCGCTCAACAGCACAAGCAAGTGGCAGAATTTTTTAGAGGTGGTGAAGCGGCGCGTGGTAGATGGTAACAAAGACGCTCTCATTATCCTAGACGATTTTGAGTGCGAGATGATGTGGAATAAGTTTAGACACGCAGGTAAAAAATCGCTACACGCATTCGTGATGCAAAAAATACTAGAGGGGAATGGTGATGAGTGAAGATATTAGCGCAGGGGTAAAGATATTACTTGAGCGGGGCAAGACCAACCCAGATGAGTTAAGAGAAGAGTTCGGGCAGTGGGCGCAACTACGAGATGCTGTGTTTGAATATAAAGAAACTAAGCGGCGCAGTGCATGGCTACGTGGGCTGACTGAGCACGAGATAGACCTGCTGTTTGATACGTTCAACAACATATACCGTGGCGTGTTTGATGGTTGGGTTATGAAGACCGTGCTAGGTGCAGAGGAAGAAGACGTGATCGCGCAGCGTGTAGAGGCGTATCAAATGGCGCAAGGTAAGCGGGCGCAAAACTCTATATCACCCGGCTCGTGGCAAACCGTAGCAGTACAAACGTCGAATACACCCATAACTACTACGCTAAAGAACGCGCTAGGCATCAAATGAAAATAATTGCACTGGACTTCGAGACGTACTACGACAAAGAGTACAGCCTCAGCAAGATAACCACTGAGGAGTACATACGTGATGCACGGTTTGAGACTATAGGAGTAGGGGTAAAAGAAGATGGACAAGATGCAGTGTGGGTATCAGGTACACACGACAAAATCAAAAAGTATTTGGATTCGCTCAACCTGCACGAGCATCTGGTGCTGGCTCATAACGCTATGTTTGATGCCGCTATTCTTAATTGGCGTTTTGACATTCGCCCTCGGGGTTGGCTTGACACGCTTAGCATGGCGCGTGCTCTGCATACCATTGAGGTGGGGGGTTCCCTCGCTGCACTCGCTACGTATTACAAGCTGGGTGAAAAAGGAACAGAGGTCGTCCAAGCTCTCGGTAAGAGGCGCACGGACTTTACGGCGGTAGACTTAGCTGCGTATGGTGAGTACTGCAAGAACGACTGTGAGTTGACGCTAGAACTGTTCAGGATACTGTCGCAGGGGTATAACCCGACTGAGCTTAAGTTGATCGACCTGACCATCCGCATGTTCTCGGAGCCAGTGCTTGAGTTGGACGCAAACATACTGCTCGACCATATTCACGAGGTGCAGGTAAAGAAGAAAGAGCTGCTGGACTCGGTGACGATGGTGGACAAGGATCAGCTAATGAGTAACCACAAGCTGGCTGCGACCCTAAAGCTGTTCGGGGTTAACCCACCTACGAAGATAAGCCCAACCACAGGCAAAGAGACGTATGCTTTCTCCAAAACGGATGAAGGATTCAAGGCGCTGCTGGAACACGAGGACTTAAAGGTTCAGGCTATTGCTGCTGCGCGGCTAGGTGTTAAGTCTACGCTGGAGGAGACCCGCACCCAACGCTTCATTGAGATCGCCGCCAGAGGATCAATGCCAGTTCCCCTACGCTACTACGCTGCCCACACGGGACGGTGGGGTGGTGACGACAAACTCAACCTGCAAAACCTGCCACGGAAGTCGCCCCTGAAGTCCGCCATCACTGCGCCATCTGGTTACATGATGATCGACGCTGACTCTTCCCAGATTGAGGCGCGGACGCTGGCGTGGCTGGCGGGGCAGGATGACCTTGTGACTGCGTTCGAAGCTGGAGAGGACGTGTACAAGATCATGGCCTCGGCTATCTACAACAAGCCTACACACGCCATAACCCAGCCTGAGCGTTTTGTTGGAAAGACAACTATTCTTGGTTGTGGCTATGGCATGGGTGCGGCTAAGTTTCAGGCGCAGCTAAAAAACTTTCTTGTGGATATTGAGCTTGACGAGTGCAAGCGCATCATTGATACATACCGGCGTACATACCCGCAGATCACTGCGTTCTGGAAGACAGCCAATAAGGCTCTGGACTATGTGCGTGACAACCAGTCGTTTGAGTTCGGGCGTGACGGCATCCTTAAAGTTGACGGGGCGAAAGGCATCCTTCTGCCTAACGGCTTGTACCTTAAATACCCCAACATACGGCAGGTACAAAAAGATGACGGATCGTCGGAAACCGTGTACGATACAAAGAGGGGGAAAGCAACCATACCGAATAGGATATACGGCGGTAAGGTGACAGAGAACGTCTGCCAAGCCCTAGCTAGAATTGCTATCGGTGACCAGATGCTGAAGATCGCCAGAAAGTACAAGGTGGTGATGACGGTGCATGACGCTGTTGCTTGCATAGTCCCTGAAGACGAAGTCACTCGCGCTGTTGAATACGTCGAGTTGTGTATGAGGATAAGACCTGATTGGGCACCTGACCTGCCGTTGAACTGCGAGTCTGGTCATGGAAAAAGTTATGGGGAGTGTTAGTGATAGTTGAATCTATAGATGTAAAAAAGATATGGCGCACTATAAATGAGTGGTGGGCTAAGTCTATGATAGCTGTGCTGCTGTTTGTGATTGGCATGTGGATAGGCGTGGTAAACACGGAGAGCCGTATCGCTGCAGATTGTAAGTTCGCTGGCGCGTTCCGTGTAGAAATTCAAGCATTTATCTGCCAGAGGAAATTATGATTCCAGCATGGTCTTACAGCAGTATCAAAACCTTCGATCAATGTCCGAAGAAGTACCACCACCTACGTATACTTAAAGATTTCAAAGATGAGGACTCGGTTGCGACTGTCTATGGCAAGGAGCTTCATACTGCGGCGGAGGAGTTTATCCGAGATGGAACCCCGATCCCAGCTAAGTTTGGCTTTGTGGCGGAAACTTTGGAGGCGCTTAAAAAGATCGAGGGGGAGAAGCACTGTGAAATCAAGCTGGGTATTGCGAAACGCAACGGTAAGTTCGTTCCGTGCGACTTCTTTGCCAAGGATGTCTGGTGGCGAGGCATAGCAGACTTACTTATCATCAACGAGGAAAAGCAAACTGCGTATCTGGTGGACTACAAGACCAGCAAGAATGCCAAGTATGCCGACACCAAGCAGCTAGACCTACTGGCCGGTGCAGTCTTTACGCACTACCCCAAGATCATGGAGATCAAGTCGGCTCTATTGTTTGTGGTTAGCAACGAGATGGTAAAGAAGAAGCACGAGTTCATGATGCAGTCGTCGTACTTAAACTCTATGGAGCCTGAGCTTACTCGGCTTGAAGCAGCAATCAAGACTAACGTATGGAACCCGAACTCAGGGCCGCTATGTAAGTTCTGCCCTGTGACTAGCTGTGCACACAATAGGAAAGGATAGCAATGGTAAAAGGATTATCAGAAAACGGATGGGACGTGATGTGCAATATCTCACAGATTGTGATTGACGTTGATTCGCGCATGGGGCATTTGTATTTGCCCGAATTAAACGTGCCGGATATGAAAAGCACGATCAACTGCTTTACAAACGTAGACCCCGAGTGCAGCAGAATCAACACCTACGTCAACGGTGTGCCTGATGTCATTTATGTAAAAACTGAGAGTGAATGGCACGTAGAGTACCCTGACGAAATGGCTGATTACGAATACGAAGAATATCCTGAAGAGCATGAGTACCAGAGTATAGTTGACAACATACAAAAGAAGTACCCCGAGCTGACTCAATTTGGTTTTGGTGGTAAAGGCGGTATTCGCCCAGCCGCAGTGCAGGAATGTATTAAGTGGTTATTGCAACATGATGGTTTAGAGCGCCGCAAAACCGTCAATACAAAAGTATCTAGCTATACGTGGAAACATGTAGTAGAGCGCTATTGCAATAGTTACATTACAAATGGAGAATTTATTTGCGCGGCTTTGCACTTAGGATATAAGATGAAAAAATCTAATGGGCCAAATGCGTGGTTCAACATTAGAGACAGAACTAAACAATAACCAATCAAACAAAGGTGACATTATGCCTTACGTAACCAAGAAACGCCCATACAAAAAAGAATACGAACAACAACTCGCACGAGGTGAGCATGAAGATCGTATGGAACGGCAACGTGCCCGTAATGAAATGGACAAGAAAGGTGTTAAACGCGCCGGGAAAGATATTGACCATGTGGTGCCGCTTTCAAAGGGCGGTACGAATGCGCCATCAAATCTGAAGCTCAAGAAGCCCAGTGCGAATCGTTCGTTTAGCCGTAACCCAGACCACACCGTTAAAAAGAATGCGTCGAAAAAATAATGCAAATCGTAGACAACAAACTCATCGTCGTTCGCACTAGGAGGCCGCATTTGGTCACAGAAGCAATTACAAAAAGCAAAGTGATTGGAAGGCTCCCTGACGGGCTGCATGACGTTGCTGTTTATTTTGGACTTAAAGAAGTACAGGCACTGACTAATCTCAAGATCAAGGGCGTGCCATCGACGATCAACCGTGACTACAACTGGCCGGGGCAATACAAACCGTTCGCGCACCAGAAAGAAACTGCTGCGTTCTTGACCCTGCGTAAACGTGCATTCTGTTTCAACGAGCAAGGCACAGGCAAAACGGCTGCAGTTATCTGGGCGGCTGACTATCTTATGAAGCTAGGTGCCATTCGCCGTGTGCTGATTATCTGCCCTCTGTCTATTATGAAATCCGCATGGCAGCAAGACTTGTTCAAGTTCGCCGTACATCGTAGCTGCGACATAGCGTACGGCAAGCGTGACCAGCGCGTTAAGGTTATCCAAGCAGGGGCTGAGTTTGTCGTCGTGAACTTCGACGGGCTGGAGATCATCAAGGACGAGGTAGCCAACGGTGGGTTTGACTTGATCGTTGTTGATGAAGCCTCTGCGTATAAGAACATACAGACTAATCGTTGGAAGACTTTGAAGTCTTTACTGACCCCTGACATGTGGTTGTGGATGCTGACGGGTACACCTGCTGCGCAGTCTCCTGTCGATGCGTTTGGTCTGGCTAAACTAATTAACCCCGACGGTATCCCTAAGTTCTTTGGGCAGTTCCGCGACAAGGTCATGGACAAGCTCGGGCAATTCAGATGGGTGCCTCGGAAAGACGCAGACACAACAGTGCATAACGCATTACAACCTGCAATTCGGTTTGAAAAAGCGCAGTGTCTTGACCTGCCAGATGTTACGCATGTGGAACGTGAAGCACCGCTCACCGCACAGCAAGAAAAGTATTACAAAACGCTTAAGCAGTTAATGGTTATGCAAGCAGGAGGAGAAGAAGTTACGTCAGTCAACGCTGCGGTGCAGCTAAACAAGCTACTGCAAATATCTGGCGGTGCGGTTTATTCAGATACTAGAGAAGTTATTGAGTTTGACGTATCCAACCGCTTAAACGTCATTCAGGAAGTCATTGAAGAAGCCAGCCACAAGGTGCTGGTGTTCGTGCCATTCACGCATACGATTCAGTTACTTAAGAATCATCTGACTAAGTCTGGTATCACGTGTGACATTATTAGCGGACAGGTAACAGTCAACCGACGCAACGACATTATCAAACAGTTTC